GAACTGGCATCCATCTTTCTACGCGCACGTTGGCGTTCCATCCGATCGGGGTGTTCACCTCGATCTTTTTGCTTCTCGTACTCGTGTTTGTAAGGTCTAGGTGATTTGGTATATGGCATCATGCCCTCCCGTTATGTGAACAACTCAACACCACACAATGTTTCTTACACAGCCCTGACGGGCGGGGGTTCCACACATTACTGGTGTACGCAAACTTCATGCGATCATAATCCCTAAGCCACTTCTGCCACAAGACGGGCTCGTCCTCTTTAGAGTAACTTGCCTTGGGGAATGACCGCGCAATGACGAACAGCAACCCCGCACGTACCCGCGTGATCTCGGGGAAGAACTTGAATATAGCCAAGGCCATGAGTTCAAGTTGCCCCTTGTCAGCGTACTTGTCAGACTTGCCTGTTTTGTAATCTAGCACCCGCGCCTCGCCCTTGTCTCGGTCAAGGATGATCAGGTCAGCGATGCCTCGCCACCATACGTTCGGGTCTTTGAAACCACACGGCTCAAGGTTTTCGGTGAGTCCCATCTCGAACTCACATAACTTCTCACCATGCAGTTGGTTAAGGTTGTCCAGCGCCCCCTTCGCGAACTTAAACGGCTCGGGTAGGGGGGTGCCATCTTTGATGTAGAACTCAGCCGCTTCGTGAAAACGTGTCCCGTAGTGCATCGCCTCCGTCTCTTGCTCCTTGACATCTTTTACCACCTTCAAGTGGTAATACTTCTTGGGGCACTGCTCAAATGTCTTGATCGACGAAAACGACCACGCCGGTAACTTATCCATTAACAATCTCCGTATGACTTGCCATAGCCTGACTCACAATTCACGGGGAGGCCCGTGGCCCACTCGGGAACCCACCGCATGCAATCTTCTACATACAACTTGGCTTCCTCGACCTCAACGTTACGTACGATAATGGCAATCGCGTCATGAACTGTCAGCACAACTTTGTATCGCTTACCGATACGTAACATCTGCTCTGCAATGATACACCTAGCAATGGCTTGGCACACATTCTCAATAACTTTTCCACCATAAATACGGGTGCGACCCTTGCGAGTTTGGTAGTGGAACTCCACCCCCTTGTCTGTCTCGGTGAACCGCAGGTCGTCATACCGCATCAACAGACCGCTCGGCAAGCGGATTGCGCTCTCAGCAGGAACCAACTCAAGCACACCAGCCCGGCCAAGCGGAGATGAATCACCTCTTGACAAGTTCACAAGTGCGTTCTGAGCCTGTCGCCATAGGCGTACCACGGCATCGTTTGTCCTGCGGTAAATATCAATGATGCGTCGGGACTCTTCTATCTCCACCTCGGCACCCATGGTCTTTAGTTGGGCTTGAAACTTGACCGCGCCCATGCCGTAACCCGCGCCAAGAATCGTAGTCTTACCCACGAACCGCTCATCCTTTGTAATCTCGAACTCAGGCTTGCCGTAGATCGCAGACGCCATCTTCTTGTACACGTCTTTACCTTCAGCAAACGCCATGACCAAGTCAGTCTGCCCTGACAGCCACGCCAACACACGTGCCTCAATCTGTGCGGAGTCAGCGTCAATGATTGTGTAGCCCTCGGGTGCAATGATCGCCTTCTTTAACTTGTTACCATTCGCCCCACGGCTCGGCAAGTTCTGCATGTTGATCTTGTCGTCACCACCGAACCTGCCTGTATGTGCGGCATAGTATCTGATCGGTACTGGCAGACTGCCACGCTTGGCAATGTCAATGAATCTTTGCGTACGTGTTTCTTCTAGCGTACTCTTAGTGCCAAGACGTGCGGCAACCAATGCTTGCACCCTGACGTCGGGATGGTCAGCCAACGCCTTGAACTCTTCGTCTGTCTTAGCAAACGCCCACGCTTGCTTGCCTGTCTTTGCGCTAATCTTCATGGGGGGCTCAACGCCAAATGATTTAAGCAGTTCCCCAAACTTGTCATTGGACATGAGTTCAGCCTTGTCCACACCGCTACTCTCAAGCAATTCTTCCTTACGCGCCTTGGTCTCAACCAAATGTTGCTCAAGCATCTCAAGGTCTAACTCAAGCCGTGGCTCGATGAACATGCGCAGGGTCAGGTCAATGATCTTTAACTCTTGCTTGGGAAACTTACGTGCCATCTTGTTAAACAGCGCGTACGTTAACTCCACATCGTTGATGCAGTAATCACCATAGCGGGACAGTTCTTCTTCGGTGAAGTCAGCGCGGTGTTTACCAAGGGCGTTTACAACTTCAGTGCCCTTCTCGCCCAACTTGTACCTCTCTGCCAACGCCTTGAGTGACCCGCCCACCTCCACACCATGTAGAGCACGCCCCATGCACAGAGTATCAAGCCAAACGCGAGGATAAATACCAAAGCGCCAGTTAAGAATAGCACCATCAAACAATGTGTTGTGAGCCAAGACCATCGAGTCTGCCCAATTGAATGACTTCTGTAACCAATCCCTGATTTGTTCATGTGTACCACTTGCCCATACAGTTTCGTCGCTGTTGACTTTCACGCCAACACCAATGACTTCGAACATATCACTACGTACATACTCTTCTGTTGTGATTTTAGACAGTGAGAACTCCCTGTCGTAATAAGTTTCAAAGTCAATTGTGATTAGGTTCATCTTCTTCTCCATCGTCTAGTTGTATGTCACCCCTATGGGCGTACGTGCTTGCCATCATCTCGTCGTAGTTGAACTCTTCTTCAAAGCACTCGCGTGCCGTGACAAGATCATCGCTTGCACCCACTCGGGTATCGTTATAGACAAACAACTTCTTAGGCACCTTGACTGCCTCATTCAGAAAGTCAATACCATGCGCTGTGATCTGCCACATGCCTGACGTCTTTGTCTTGCGCGGTGCGCCTTCCTTGATCTCTTCCTTGGTCGGGGGCGGTGCGTATCTTTGTGCCACCAGACTCCAATGCTTTAGCGTAGAGATAGCATACGATCTCATGACGTAGCGCGGTGCACGTTCGGGTACGTTAATCCACATCTCACCCGATGAGGCATGCTCTCGGTGTAACCACATCAACGCCTTGACCATGCTACCTGTCAACGGCAGGGTATTGATCTTGCCCCATCTATCGCATACGGCACAGTACCCGCCCTTGTGTTCGGTTGTTTGTCTCCATGCACCGCGCAGTATCGCAGTGGCTTCGTTCAGTTCGTCATTACCTATCATCTTCGTTCTCCATTTAAATTTTGAATTGTTACCCGCTTAGTCCAACAAAGGGCGCAGTGCCATCTGTTAGGACTCATCTGTACGCCACCTTCCGGGGGCTTTGCCTCTTCACACTTATTACATAACTTGTATTGGTGTAGGGGCTGTCGGTCACCGCCAATACTAAGTTGTCGTCTAACAAATCCGCTCATCGCTTCATGCCTCGTATGTGTACAGCAAAACTTGCTATGGTGTCAGGGCCAAAGGCTTTCATCTTCTCGATCTCTTTGGCTACCTCTTCCAACGTAGCATTGCGCATGTTGTGTAAGTCACGTGGGGTAACGTACTCTTGAATGTCATCGTCATCCATAATTCCTCCGCTTTAGTTCTTCCTCATGTGCCGCCATAACATCTGCACAGTATGGTCTGTTAGCCATACTGATCTCGTGACGTTCTTCTTTGGTCAGCCCAACCCACTCACGCTCAGGCAATGGATGCCCCGCTTGTCTGTAGGCTTCCTCACGCCATCGTTGTGCTCGTTGCCTGTGATACTCACAGTTTGGACAGTCGTTCATAGCGGTGCATCCTCATGGTTGTCAGGGTTGAATTTAGGGACTCGGTTGCCCTTGTCCTTGGGGTTTGGAAATGGGGGAAAGGGCCAAGTCATTTTGTTTTTCCTTTTGCTCTGTCCATAACTCTTTCCATTGCATCGGCATAACTCATGCCCAGTGCTTTGTTTATCAATGCCAATGACTCATCAATGATCTTGTCGTACACCCCTGCTTCTGCTTCCCTAATCGCAGTTAACGTAAACTTTGCGTCTTCTAATGCTTCTATGTCGGCACTGTTGACTTGCCACATCAACTCAATGTCGGCTTCAATGGTGTCAAAGTACGGCTTGATGGGCTTGAGCGGTTTAATTCGATCAAACATTCTCTTACCAATCTCATAGAATTCTTTGTCTTTTCCTGTGCTGTTATCAATAGTCATTGGTAGTCCTTACATAAATGGTGTTTGGCATCTTCACGGTCTGTCCATGTACCCGTGCAACCCGTACATTTAAACCCACCCGCAGTGATTGAAAACTTACCCGTCAACCTTGGTTCGGGTACTTCTAAATACTTCGCGTATACATGGTCAGCAACAAGGGCGGCAAAGTGTTCAATGTCACCATGCAATGTCAGGCCGTTATCCTCAATCAGTTTAAAGACTTCTTCTCTATTCATTACTTTTCCCATCAGGTCTTGGACAATCGATTGGCGGGATAACAACGCACCACACAGCCTTAAACTGCTTGCGTGGTGCGGGCTCCCATCTGTCAATGTATACGTCAGGCATGTTCTTTAAAACTTTTCTGACGTTGGTTCGTGTACAGCCTGACACCTCAGCGAGTTCTTCTAAGGTTAGGCCATCAGTTATTTCGCGCAGGGTGATGCGCACCTTCTTGGTTACAGTCATCCTCATACGTTTGTAAAGTGTCTGACTTTGAAACGATGGATGATGCGGTCGATCAAGGGTTTAGGCGGTTCGATCAATGCGGTCTGTAACATCTCAGCAAACACGCCACCATCTTGTAGTGGTTGCTTGCGTACGTAATGCACACCGATCTTGACTTTGCCTGTGTCGTACGGAGTTGGTCGTTGATTGTTCATGGTATTGCCTCCAATATATTGGTCACTTCGTTTAAGTTTTCTTCGTTGACTACCCACACCAAGCCCCCTTGCTTAGTGATAGCGTCAATGTTCTTTTGTTGTAATGGGGTCGGCTTGTTGTTCCCTGCTTTGCACTCAATCGCAAAGAACTTACCACGGAGACACCCAACAATGTCGTGCACTCCGCTTCCACCATATCCCCCTGTGACGGGGTAGAAGTAATAGGCACCCAACGCTTTGAGTTGGGCTACTACTTTAGCCTTGACCTTTGACTCAGGCGTTTGTGCCACGGAACCACCCCTTGATACGTTGCCATAAAGTTGGGGGCTCCTCCATGGTAATGGGCATAGGCATAAGCGCGGGAGGACTCCACGCGGGGGTCACAGAGATGCCAGTTCCTTGTTGACTCAGGGCACCAAGCCCCTTGGTCTTGTTGATTTGATAGCGTACGTTGTACACCACCTGTGGTTTGCATTTGAGTTGAGCCACAATATCTTTGTTGTTGTGGCCTTGCTCGATCAGGGTGCGCACACGTTGCGACACAGATTTCTTCTTACGCATTTTAGTTTCCTTCGCTCTCAGTTTTAAAAAATGTTAGGCGGTGCCTAACAACGTATCACACAACGTGATCGGGCTTGTACACCCAATACACATCGCGAGATATTCTGCGACCAACACCTTCCACTTCTTCTGTTGGAGGGGTGCTAGTCATCATCATCAATACAGCAAGGCGTTCTTGTACCCATTTGGGTAGAACGTCGACGTTAATATAATGCCCATCATGGATGGTGTCAACACCCATTCCGAAACAAACAACATCAACGCCATCAGGACAAACACTTACTCGGTAGATGCTGTCGTCAGTAACCACGGGTACGTTCTCTAGCATCTTATAAGACGCACTGCGTATATCCACTTGCCATATCCTGTTGAGTACGCGCAGTCGATCATCCCGTGTTATGGGTTGCGTCACCAAGATGCGTATGGCATCGGTGATGGTATCGCCTTCGGTAAATCCTTTCATGTGCGATCAATCCAAAACGTAGTATCAGATACCTTCATACCCACGTCCTCGACGTAGTGTCCCTTGTCCACCATACCCAAGGTCGCGACCTTCTCTGCGATGTCCTCGGGTAAGTCGTCCATCTTGAACACTTGTGACATGCTTGCCTCGTTAATCTTATGTATCTTCCTGACATCGTCCACAGTCATCACGTTGCACAGTAACTCTTCCCCGCGCAGTATCACACTCACAAAGTATGCGTTACGCTTCTTGGCCTCGGCCTCGTTCAATTCAGTCATAGCCTTCTTCCATTTACCTACCTTGTCCTTGAGGGTCTCGGACGCGAACTCGTAGCCCAAGTCGTACAGCGCAAACAACTCATTGCGTAAGTCGTTTAGACCTATCGTGGCATCCTTGGCTTCACGTGCAGTGGACGTGGCTGACCACACGTTACTGTGTACCTTGCCTTGGTACGGCTCAAACACCACGTTCGCTACTTCATGCGGTGCGTATGGACGCATCACCTTCTTCACGGTTTTCATGATGCGTTCTAAGTCATCAGACGTTACCATGTAGAACTGATCGCGTTGCGGGTCAAACTTGTTGTTCTGTAGTAAGCGTGAGTACACACCGAACTTACCTTCCATGTTCCCCTTCACAGCGTAGTCGGCAAAGCCCACACGCATCATGGCGTACTCGTGCTCGGGCATGTACACCCACACCTCGGCTAGTGCCTGACGATTGGTGCCGTGAACGAACTCACCCTTGGTATGCTTGGCAACACCAAACTTCACATGGCGGTTGACCTTAAGAATAGCGTCGCATAACGTACCCAACTTCTTACTGACGTACATGCCATCAATCACCCGTGTGTTCTTGGTGAATATCTGCATAGTAGTATCTTCAGTCGCGTCATTGGGTGACGGGATATGGGTGCGGGTGTTGAACCGCTCGATGTAATCTGCCGTATCTTTACTAATACGCGCTACTGTGATGTGACTGTATGACATGTTATACCTCTTTCGTTTCTTGCATTTGTAAAAATTTATTCATGACGTAGTTGTACTTCCTACGTACCTCACGTAACTGCTCTTGGGATTTAATCTCCCGATGCCCCTCAGTCTCTCGTGCTATCAATGCCGTTACTGCTACACGTAACGGGTGCTCTGTGTTTGTCACGATGTCTCGTGCAATATCTTTTGGTATGCCATACAAAGTTGTCCTACCCCATGCGGTACCAAACGCATGCGTAGCATCATGGTCTTGCTTCCACTCGTCAATCTGATTGACGTACTCGTTGTGCGTTGCCCATGTAAACTCAAGCATGGGTACGATAGATGCCATAAACATATAGAACGCTTGCAGACGTGGCTTCCACTCGCGCTTCAAGTCCATGTCAATGTTGCGTGTACGTACTACGATCTTGTCACCCCACCTCTCGAACGTACCATCCTCGTTGCACTTGAATGTCAAGAACATGTTGTCGTCCACACCATTCGGTCGCTTGTCGCTGTGGTTCCATGAGTAGTTAGTCTTGGGCAATTCAAACTTCTCCCACTCGCGAGACTTGTACATGTTACGCAGTGCGTTGTCTGTACACACGTGCACATACTGTGACCCACTCTGCTCAGTGTGGAAACTGATTGTCTGCGGTAAGTGGTAATATAGAAACCGATAGCGTCCATGATGCGGAGACGGCGCGGTGCCATTGCGAATACGTACAAACGTATCACCACTCTCGGGGTCTCGTGTCCACATGATAGGTGCCATGGCCTTCTCGTAGTCGTCACTCGTATGACGTGCGCTGTAGTCACCATCTAACAACGCATAGCAGTTGTCGTCGTACTTCTTGATGCGTCTCCACGCGTAGCGACGCTCACCGATAGGACGCATGTCTGCTTCCTTCGTGTAGTTCTTACTGATCACGGGCTTGGTCGCCTCGTAAACTTCTGCTACTGAATCAAATGTATTGAATTTCATTTCGTTCCCCTTCAATCGTTAACATGAATTGTTTTGCCAACATCGGCTACTTCTTTGTTACCACCTACGATTGCCCACAATACGGGCATAGTCCACTGACCCCATGAGCCACCCAAGTATCCATCGGTCAACACCACAACGGCTTGTGCCTTGATGCTGTGCTCTGTGATGTAAGCAGGAACACACTCAACTGTGGTGCCACCTCCGCCCTCGGGTTTGGTAGAACTCGTTAAGTTGTCAATCTCCGCGCCTACATACTTCTCATCTGCACACACCTCTGTGTCCCAATACAGTAAGCGGATAGCATCGGGGTGTACTGTGTCGCAGATACCCTTGACCTCGCTCAAGAACTTAGACAACTCAGCCCCACCGATCGAGCCTGATGTATCGATAGCGA